AATCTAGTAATCGGCAACTGGTTAGATTGCTTACGGAGGAACGAACCTTCTGTCCAAGTAATGTCGCCCAATGCCGTGCAGATTTACATGGCGAGAGCTGCAAAAGATATTAATAAGATATTATCTGCAGCAGATACTCTCGTTGTTGAAACTGAATTTGGTGATGTGATATCATGGATGTGTATGTCGATTTATAAATACGAAAAATTATTACATTTCTGCTATACGGATAAAGCCTTCAGGAAACAGGGACATATAACTAATTTATTTACGACATTTAATGTTTTAACTACAGATGAAATTCAATGTACTTACTGGACATGGATGGTTAAAAAATATTTAAACAAATGGAATTTGAAATATAATCCATATAATCGGTTAAAGTTTATCTATGAAGTTATCTAGGGAGCTACTTAATGTATTTCAACCAAAAGGCGTATATGTTCATGGCTAGGACGTCCGACTTTATTGCACAAAAGAATCAAGTTCTCAGTGCTCAAATTACAAATCGCGCAGAACGTGATAAACTAAAGATGCGCTGGAATGAGTTAATCACAGAATTCCGCGAAGTAACTAAAGAACTCGAAGAGGAGTTAAACTGGTACAAATGACTAAAGTAACACAGCTAAATCCTGACAGCAGGACTTCAGATGGTAGATTCAAAAAGGGCGTCAGTGGTAATCCTGGTGGTCGTAGTTCTATGGTAGCGGATGTTCGTAGAGAACTTTCGAAGAATTGGGAATCTGCCGTACAATCTCTTTTAAAATTAATGGCAAGTGATAACGAGCAAGTAGCTATGGCAGCTCTCAGAGAATATTTTGATAGATTGGTAGGTAAGGCCACAATAACGCAAGACGTTACTAGAGATCATTTTGAAGAAGTCTCAGACAAAGAAGTTCTCGAAAAAGTTAAAGAGACTATAAAGCTTATAGAGGAAAATGCAGCTTAATGAAGAAGACCGAGCGTGGTTTGAAGAATTTCTTAAACGGCAAAAGCGCGGATACAATCAGTTACTGAACTCATTATTTGCGGAACAAAAACAATTTATAACATCGTCTGCTAGACGAAAAGCAGCTATATGCTCTCGAAGGGCTGGTAAAACTTATGCGGCTGCAGTTTATCTTTTATGTACTGCACAAAAATATCCTGGTTGTTTATCAGCTTATTTAGCGACTTCCAGAACCAGTGCTAAACGTATTTTATGGCACGATCTACTTGAGTTAAATGCTAAATATAATCTTAGTATAGAATTCAACCATACCGATCTAATAGCTGTATTGCCGAACAAGAGCCGAATATGGTTATCGGGCGCCAGTGATACATCGGAAATAGAAAAGTTTCGCGGTAGCAAATATAAACTAGTGATACTCGATGAGTCCGCCAGTTTTGGTAGCTACATTGAGCAGCTCGTTGACGAAGTGTTTGAACCTGCCTTGATTGACCAAAGAGGTACTATGGTTCTTATTGGTACTCCAGTAGCTGCCTGCAAAGGTAAATTTTACGATGTAACTACTGACGAAAATCTCGGCTGGGAAACTCATCATTGGACACTTCTTAATAATCCCCACATACCACATGCCCAAGAGTATCTCGAATCTATGTGTAAGGAACGAAATTGGGACGCAGATAATCCGATATACCAGCGAGAATGGCTCGGTAGATGGGTGAGAAATTCAGACAGTATGGTGTATAAGTACGATCCTTTGAAAAATGGGTGGGATAAAGTCTTACCGTCAGGATTGATGTATGTTATGGGTGTAGACTTTGGGTATGAAGATGCTTCAGCTTTTGTTATCGGGGCTTTTACACCCAAGAAACCTTATTTTTATATTATCGAAACTTTTAAACAATCCCAGATGATCCCAACTGAAATCGCCAATAAAATCAAGCATTTCATGGATAAATATAAGTTGTATAAAATTGTGGTAGACACTGGTGGACTGGGTAAGTCGCTGGCAGAAGAATTTCGTCAACGCCATAGCCTTCCTGTCGATCCTGCAGAAAAGAAAAATAAATACGAGTATATTGAGCTAATGAACGATGATTTCCTGGGGGGTTTCATTAAGGTAGACCCTAAAGATGAGATAACCGATGAATGGAGCCTGTTGCAATGGGATGATGAACATGATAAAGAAGATGAGAGGTTTGAGAACCATTTAACAGACGCATGTCTATACGCTTGGAGAGAGTCCAGACATTTTACCCATGTCCCAGAACCCGACAAACCTAAATTCGGTACTGACGCGTACTGGGAAGCTGAGGAGAGAAAAATGCTGGTACAAGCTGAGGAACTACGGGAGAAAGAAGATAATGCAGATTGGTGGGAAACGTTGGACAATTAAAGAATTGAAGGAATTTCTAGTATGGGCAAAAGAGAATGGTATAGATTATGTTACTTTTGGTGATAACAGTTTTTCTTTCCGTGATCAGTCTACAACACATAGTGCGAAACTACCACCAACTACACCAATGCGAGAAAATACGATACAATCAGAAGAAACAGAGGTTAAGTCAAAAATAGGCGGCGTATATGATGATGCTGACCTATATAACAGTATTTAATTATCGTGAGGCAAGAAGCGATGAAGGTACATGGCCGAATATGCAAAATGTAGTGTAGATTTTCTATTTAGTGCCTTTTCTGATTATCGTACGACTAAGATTGATACGTCAGATATTGACGATTTCACGATTACTCCCAATAACGCGCTTAGATATTCAGTCCTCGCAAAAACTACTGGTACTACGTTAGTATTGACTAATTGGTCAACAGTTACTTTTGTTCTATTTAAAAACAAAGATACAACTAATTATGTAACAGTGACTTGGACAGACCCTGGTTCAACAGCTAATTCTCAACGCGTAGCAGCAGGAGGGTTTCTTGTTCTTCCGTCCATATCTGTAGCTGCAAACATTGTAATGACTGCTAATACGGCCAATTGTGCTTGTGAACTAGTTGTTGCTGGTAGCTTATCATGACAGTTGACGCGAAGTGGTGGACACAATCTGAAAATAATATACATGAAGGTATTTGGGATGTTCTTAAGAAAATAGAAAACTCTCAGAAATATCGGGCGCAGAAGAATCTCATCCATATGCAGCTCTATAGCAATATGGAGATGTCGGGGTTAACACCGCATTTATATTCCATACCTGTAGCTAAAGTTAACGGCAGTAATACACCAAATGTTAAATTAAATATTATACACTCCCAGATATCTACCTTAGCTTCTAAGATTACCAAGAATAAACCCAAACCATCCTTTCTTACGTTAGGTGGAGATTGGGGCGACAGAAAAAAAGCAAAGCAATTAGAAAAATTTGTAGATGGTCTATTCTATCAAACAGACTTTTATAATGTGGCATCTAAGGTTTTTATAGATTCATTAGTATTCGATTTAGGTGCTCTTAAGATTTACGATGAGGGAAATAAAATTTGCGCTGAACGAGTATTTCCCAACGAACTTAAGGTAGACGATGCTGATGGGATGTATGGAAAACCACGACAATTACACCAGGTTAAATTCGTTAACGTAGAGGTCTTGAAGGCTAAATTTCCAGATAAAACGGCTGCAATCGATGGGGCCATTCAAGAGGAATTTGGAACTGGACGATCGATAGCACCATTTATCGAAGTAGCTGAGAGTTGGCATTTAGCGTCTGAAGAAAACGGATCTGATGGTAAACATGTAATTAGTATCGATGGTGCAACTCTGCTGATGGAAGATTATGAACTAAATGATTTTCCGTTTGTATTTTTACGATGGACAGACAAACTATTAGGATTTTTTGGCCAAGGTCTTGCAGAACAGTTAGCTGGTATTCAATTAGAAATAAATAAAGTTTTAAAAACTATACAACTCAGTACGCATCTCTGCAGTGTTCCCACCTGGTTAGTTGAATCGAGCTCTAAGATTAATAAAGCCCACATCACTAATCAGATTGGTTCAATCCTGGAATATTCCATTACTCCCCCGCAGCTTATAACTCCTAACGCGGTATCTCCAGAATTATTTAATCATTTGCAATTTCTTATCGAGCAAGCCTATCAGATGTCTGGCGTCAGCCAATTATCGGCTCAATCACGCAAACCAGCCGGTCTAAATTCCGGTGCGGCTTTGCGGGAATATGACGACATAGAATCGGAACGATTTCTCTTAACCGGTAAGATGTATGAACAATTCTGTATGGATACTGCTAAACGAATGATTGATTGTGCGAAGCGCATTTACGACGAAGAGGGCGAGTTCGAAGTAAAAATAGCTGGTAAGAACAATGTGGAAACCATTGATTGGGGCAGCATAAACCTAGAAGAAGATTCATATATGATGCAGATATTTCCTATCAGTTTTCTCCCCTCTACGCCTGCTGGTAAATTGGAGACTATAAAAGAAATGTTCCAAGCAGGCCTCCTAACCAGTAAAGAAGAAGCAGCAATGTTACTGGATTTCCCAGATACCGATAAGATGTTTAGTATGGCAAAGGCTCCCATTGAGCTTATAGATATGATGATTGAAAAAATGCTAGATCCAACAGAACCGGAATACATGTCCCCCGACGTTATCGGTAATCTAGAGTTGGCCAAAAGTCGAGCACAGATGGCCTACCAGGTGGCTAGAACACAAGGTGCATACCAGACAAATTTAGATCTTTTACAACGGTTTATAACTGAATGTATGGAACTTCTCAAAGCCACGCAACAACCCCCAACACCCGCACCGCAACAAGCCCCTACAGGAGGAATGAATGGAGCCTAATGCTGCGCCGAACACCCCAACAGAAACAGCAACACCAACAGAGACTGGAACTGATAAAACAGTTTCTACTGATGCGGCAACAACAGAAAGTAAAGCGGTTGCAGAATCAAAAACAGTCGAACAACCAAAATCCGACGAGCCAACAAAAGAATCCATATCGGCAAAATACGCGCAGCTCTCAAAGGCAGAACACCAGTTACGTAAACAAAAACTCGACCTCGAGACTAAACAAAAAACATGGCAAACCGAACAAGAAGCTCTCAAGAAACAAATTGAAGACATAACTAAATTTAAATCGGAAGCTAAAGCAAATCCCCTAAAAGCCTTAGAAA